AATCTTATACATTGCATCAAGATTAGATGTTGTGAGCTGTTTTAATGCTGAGTTTTTTTCTCTTTCTAGCTGTTCTTCCAGAACATGTTTGATTTCGCTCATAATTTGACCCCCTTAAGCTTCTTTTTGTATTTCTCATGTATGCAGTCCTGTTTCTCTGTAATATACACCATGTCGTATCCTACAGAGATTAGATCAGTAACCATCTTTTCAACCGTTTCTAGCTCTTTAGATACGTTTTTTACCAGACATTCTACAAATAGTGCATCCGATACGTTTCCGTTCGTTCTAAGTTGCTGTGCGTACTTCTCATAGGCTTCTTTGGTTTCTTTCTCCCAGTTGTGATACTCTATAAAGCCATCCTCTACTGCTTTCTGTTTTGTGGATTTACCAATGCTTAACCGACTGGCAGTATACCAAGAGTCGGGGATCACTTTTACTGTACCGCTAAAGGAATCCTTTAATAATTTGCCATGATGATCTACAAAATACCTGCATATCTCACGTCTCTCCAAGCTTTCTGTAAGAAACTGGTATTCATGTAATCTTTTGTAGCCTTTCAAACCTAAGAAATTGAAATAGTCTGCCATTTGACCGTGTATCATCATAGCCGCTACATATCTTTTGTTGATCTCGTCAAAGATATCTTCTGTTTTTGTTACTTCAAGATTGTTTGTAAATTCAATCATGATCGCACCTCCTTAAGAGATACGCTTTATAATAATATTCGCATCTTTTACTATTGCCGCTGTTGTTCCTACATTTCCGATGCTTACGATTAAGCTACCGCAAGATGGTACAGTTACAACTGTTGTTGCTCCCACGTTCTGAAATGTGTTCGCTGTAACTACTGTATAGTCCATTTCTGTTCCACCAATAGCTTCTCCGTTAAGCTCTACAGCAAGTGCCGTTGCTCCTGTTGCATTAGCGGATACATTTCCGTTAAATTCTACCTCTACAGTCATAGGGCAGTTTGATCTATTCGTTAACGTAAACAGACCAGACCCCTCTACATGATTCAGCCACCCATAATTACAAGTACAACGTCTGCTACTATATCGTGTATTCGCAAATAGTACGTTTGCACCACTGTTTACATCCTGCTGTGCTACATTTACCGCATTTAACATAATTTTCCCTCCTAAACAAAAATAGGATGCCGAACCCGACACCCTATCGTCAATATATTGCTAGTCTACTTAGTAGATATGGATTCTTCCAACAAGCTTGATTTATTTACACATTTACACTTCCGCAGTTGCAACCACCGTATGCATACCCATTATAGGATACATAAGGACTTGCTGTAATGTATGCAGGTGTTGGGAATGGTCTAACAGCATCCACAATGTTCTTAGTCTGTGATACCTGCGAAATCTGGAAGTTAGATAACTGTAAGTCTCTATCTCTGTCCGCAAGTTTATCTCTAAGATTCTGGATTGTGTTGTCCTGCATCAACTGGCGTGTAGCCTGTCCGTCTGCGAGGATTGTTTCCTTAATATCACAGCAACACTGTGCCATCTGTGCCTGCATATTCTGGGCCATTAAAGCCGCATCATAGCGGTTCTGTAACACTTCTTTCTGTGTTTCACAGCAACAAGCCTGCTGTTGTGCCTGCATCTGCTGTAATCCTAACTGTGTTGTGTATCTGCTTTCTAATACGTCTCTCTGTGTCTGACAAGCTGTATTAGATACGTTCTGGTTTGTATTGAAAATATCTCTCTTAACAAACTCATCGGATAAGAAAGCATTTTCGCCTGCGGTCGTTGCGGTATCGTTATTTCTTCCCCATCCGTTACCACAGAAAAGGAAAGCAATTAAGATAATCCAAATCCACCAACCACCGTTGCCGAAGCCGTTATCATATCCGTCATTTCTTGTCACTGCCGCTACATCTGCCGCAGTGAGTCCCATTGCTTCATTCATTGTTGTTGTCCTCCATAAATTTATTTACCAAGCTGTGCACCGCTTAATATCTATTTGTTCACTTTGTCCACAATATCCTGTGGATTCATGCCCTGCTGTTGGCATAGGCTATTAAACACTTCTTGTGGGTTCTTTCCCTTGCACATTTCCATTGCCTGCTTGATCGCAGGGTTTGTCTGTGCCATGCTCTCAACCATAGACTGCGGATTGTTAGACCCTCTTACCATGCCCATTACCTGCTGTACCATCTGCATAGGATTGTTGTTTCCCATCATACCGCCTATCATGTTCATTAAAGGATTACTCATTGCTTAACTCTCCTTTCTCTGGTTGCTCTCCTAGCTTTGCTAGAAGTTCTTCAAACTCTGTTCTTGTAACATATCTATTATCATAGTTTACATTTTGTTTTTGGGCGTTCTGCGTGGCTTCTGGCGGTATCTCCTCGAATCTAAATACCTTAAAAGTTGCACTGCCCATTCCATCTACACTCTTTACATAAAAGAAAGGTGCGTTGTTATCCATCATCCATGCTGTAGCCCCTGGCTGTACGATCTGGTTCTTTGCTCCCTCTATGCCTGCAACTTGTATCCAATTAACATTCTGTGTTGGAACTTGTGTCTCTGGCATTGGTTTATTGTACTGCTGTTGCATTTGCTGTAACTGATTTAGCCTATCCTGCAACTGCATTGTATCCTGCTGATACATTGGTGCATAAGGATTATAGTTATATCCGTTCACTCTTCCACCTCCCTTTTATGTGTAAATTATCGCATTAAAAAAGAGACTCTAACAGGTCGTTAAAGTCTCATAAAAGTATCATATTAAATTAAAAAATTAGCACCATAATAGGGGTCATGGTGCTTGAACAATAAGGATAAGATTGAGGAACACCAATTGATGAAAAAAGGTGTCGTGTTGAAAAATGAAATTTAAACCAAAAAATTGAGGAAATTCAAAAATGATTTCTCATGCTCACAACAGTGAGCAAATGGAAGCAACAGGACTCGAACCTGTGACAGGTCGGTTATGAGCCGACTACTCTGACCAACTGAGTTATACTTCCACGGACTCCGTGAGGAATCCACCGTACTATATACATAACAAAACAATAAAGAAAGGATTAAAGTATTATAACATGAAAAAGTATCTCCGAAACAAACCACTCTCATTTAAAACTAAAAATGAAATCTTATAATAATTTATTCAACAACTTATTACTTGTTACATTTATATTGTATCATGGATTTTTACCTTTTCAATCCCCTCTTTTTTTCATTGTCCATTACATATCAAATTTGACATTTTCCCACTTCTTATAAGCATCCATGTATAGCTCCATCTTATCTCCGTTAAATGTCATTTCATAATACATTCCATCGGATAATGTCGTGCTTAAAAGTGCTTTATGATTCTGTAATGTCTTAGCATACCAGACAACGTATATATCGTTGATCGTAAGATGTTTCTGATCTGTCTTATCAATATGATCATTCACATAATCTGCAATCTTGGCTTTGCATACTGCTAAAAATTCTCTACTTACCATTTTCTTCTCCTAACATACTCTAATAATCTTGTTATTAACTCTCCTGCTGATTCTCTTTGCTGTAGACAGACTTACGTTCATAAGCTCTGCACATTTATCCAGTGGTATATTCTTTGCCCGATACTCGAACAATGTTCTTTCAACATCTGTGAAGTTGCAATACGTACGGAACATATTTAGTTCGGGTACGGTAAAATCATATACTTTCAAAAGCAAACACCTCACTGTTTGTCGTGTGTTGTCAACGCATTTATCAGATCGTCTCTGGTTTTTTTTAGACCCTCGATGTTGTTTCCTGTGATCTTGTTCTCAATCAAATTAAACATGCTTTTCATGACTAGATTCATATCGTCACGTTGATTATTAATAGCACTGTAGTCACTATTTAGCTTTTGTTTAATTTCTTTAATATCTGTCTCTATGTGATCTATTCGATGTTTCAAATCGTCCGTAGGCTTCTTGTAATGCTTATAGGCAGTATATAAGACTCCTATCGCACTACCAATTGTTATAATCCACCCACAGGCTACCATAATTTTGTTTATAGTATCCATTATTTACCTCGTGCATTGTTGTATCGTGTCGCTGCACCTCGTGCTGATGATGCTTGACTCCTGTTCCAATCTGCTGTGTTTAGTCGTTCGCTCTGCTTCTTAAGATTGTTCTCTTTGCAGTAATCATTGTAGGCTTTGTTTTGCTTCTGCAATAGTGCCGCCTTTTTCTGATACTCCATGTCAAGATCGTGCTTTAAGGCTTCGTCCTTTGCATTATCCACAGCCGTTTTCATGCCGATTAACTGCCGTTTCGTCTTTCTGATACGTCTTTCAAGTTCTCGCTGTCGTTTCCGTTTCTCGTATTCTTTGCGATTCTCTTCGCTGTCGTAGTCCTCAAACGGATTGTTTATTCCATCCCCCGGACCGTGGGAGTGCCGACAGTTTGCCCCATGGATTCCCTGCACATTTCCCATACCGCAGACTGAAAAAGGCGGAAATCTTTGGTCATTACCGCTTTTGCTGTAAAACTTGCCTTGCCACCAGTAATGATTGGTTAAGTTGTCTCCACCGTCTCCAATTCTTGCTCCTAAATGTGCAGACGTGAGAATTATATCCCAGTTCATCTCGTCCATACGTGCATCCGTGATCTCTCCTGCCATCTGACTTACACCAGTGCGAACCGCTCTTGTAGTTGCTGTTTCTATGCTGTCTCTGTGTCCACTTGGATAGGTTACGTCTGCCCCTTTGTCTATAATGTTATTAACAGCTTCTTTAACCGCTTGTGTGTACCCTGTCGTACCGCTTGCAGTCTGTGTATATGCTTTATCCACTGCCTTAATGTAATTATCATGACAGGCGTTCGGCATCGTGCCAGTAAAGTTATACATCTCTCCCTTGGTCTTTTCATAATTCCTTTGCAACAGTCTCTGTAGATAAGGACTTTCCCCGAGTGGTGTTGGTTCAAGACCTGCTTTCTTGTAGATTGTATCATCCCATTCAAGAGCCTTGATTCCTGCTTCTTTCATAGTGCGTGCAATCTCTGCAATACTTATCTTTGTCGTTTGTGCTATCTCTGCCTGTACCGCTTGCAAGATATACCCTGCATCCTGCAATACATCCATTTGCCACTTGTCAACAGGTGTGAAAAGGTAATCTTCCCCACGTCCTAGCCTTATCATCATTCGTTCGATAATGACAGATACTATCTTGTTATGTAGTTCTTCTGCTTGCTTCTCTGCCTTTTCTGGCACATACCAGAGATAGGTAGGTGTTAACATAATCCCACCTGCCTATTCTTCTGGGTCTTTTACCATTAGTGCCGCATCTAGCATCTTCCCAACTACTGCCGCATCCGCAGGCTTGCCCTCTTGCGTTAATGTTTTGTCTGTTTCTGTACTGCCTGTAACTCCCTTTTTGCAGATGTTGTACAACAGCTTTTCTTGTTTTGTAAATGGTTCGGGCAGTTTTACATCTTCGCCATTAAGGTATTCAAGGTATTTTTCAATCCTGTACTTTCCCATACTTTCACTCCTCTCCGCTTGCACCGAATAAGTCTGGCTCTTTCGGTTGTGCTTCTTCTTCAAGTGCTTTTGCTTCTTCTTCACTGAATCCCTCAAATTTAACTAGATAGTACCAGAATGGAATCTTGTTGGAAGTAACATAGCTGTACCATCTCGCTCTATCTTCATCTTCGTTATATGTAATGTCTCCAAAGTCATACACGGTTTCATACGGTCCGCTTGGTGCTAATTTGTACAGATCAGCAAATATATTAAGTGCTGCAATCAGATCATCCATGCAGGCTTGTAATTTGTCTCTTACGTCCTTAACAAATTGTATCGTCCTCTGTTGCTCTGCTTCAACTCCTGTCGCTGTCTGGATGCCTGTTGTTTCGTTAAACACAAAGTATCCGTTAGAGAATCCACATTTATAGCCGATCTGGCTTAACAATGCATTGATTCCTGTCAATCGTGTATCCGTGTTGAGACTTGGGTTTACCTCTTGATAGAATCCTTTAATGTCTGAGCTATTTACATTCTTGACGTACTCTGGCAATCTTAACCGCTTCTTGCTTCTCTCAAATCCATCCTGTGTATTATTTACCCTTGTACCAGTCTCTAACAGCTTGTCGGAGTCTAGTAACAACATTCTTCGGCTGTCGAATATCTCTGTTGCGTTCCTGCTGTATGCAGTGTCTAAATCTTTTAGCTCTTCTATTGCTTCGTAAAAGATAGGCAATCCTAAACTACAATGCAAGTCTACATTGTTCGCCTGCGGTGTTCTTAGAACTGCATACAGACGTTGTCCGTTTAGGTTTGTAAGTCCTACATCCTCTAGTTCTCCCCTCCAAGGTGTCTCGTCTATGTCAATCGGTTTTCCTGTATCGTTGGCATCCTTAGAAGCATAGCACCTATTTGTGATCTGATATACATCCTCAATATATCTGTGATATTCTAGTTTAGTGTAGT